TTTGTCAGTGTTGTTGTCATTTTGTTTTCTGGTTTGGTTTTCCTATTGCTTCGGAAATTTGTTGCGCGGCTCCGGCCATCACGAAGAACTGATCGGCGGCGGCTTGCTGGCTGGTGGCTTCATACCACTTGCGGTTTGCCTCGCGGCGTTTCTCAGGGTTGGCTTCATGCCACTTGCGGGCTGCCTCGCGGTATTTCTCAGGGTTGGCTTCACGCCGCTTGCGGTCTGCCTCGCGTTTTTTGTCACGGTTGGCTTCATGCCACTTGCGGCATGCCTCGCGGCGTTTCTCTGGGTTAGCTTCACGCAACTTGCGGGCTGCCTCGCGGTATTTCTCTGGGTTAGCTTCACGCAACTTGCGGTCTGTCTCGCGGCGTTTCTCACGGTTGGCTTCATCCCATTTGCGGGCTGCCTCGCGGCGTTTCTCACGGTTGGCTTCATCCCATTTGCGGCATGCCTCGCGGCGTTTCTCAGGGTTGGCTTCATCCCATTTGCGGGCTGCCTCGCGGGATTTCTTCCGCCAAGCATCCTGCTGCTCGGGTGTCCAGGTGTTGAATGCTTTCGGCTTCGCCATGCCGTGAAACTAGGCATTGCCAAGCGTGCCTGTAAAGACCTTTTTTCCCCACAAAAAAAACCGCCAGCCCCTTTCGAGGCTGACGGTTGAGACACAACCGAGGGAGATTATGGTTTGGTGCCGAATGCAAGACCAAGGGTGAGGCCGGTAGCGGTTCCGTAAAGGCACTCGAAAGCACCATACATCACGCCGGATGCCTGATCGTAGCTGCGGCGATAGCCCATGACCATGCCCGAATCGTTAGTCACGCGCTCGACTGCTGCATATTCGCCAGATACAAGCGGCTCAAGGTAGCGCATTGCGACCATGATTGCATCTGGATGAGCTACGAATGCAACCAGCGAAGTGGAAGCGGTCGGCAGGATGTTGGTTTCATAGGTTGGGAAACCGACAAGCTGGCCGAGCGTGCCTTGGCGTGCTGCATTGTTGTCACCGATTGCGTAGGCTTGAAGCACGTTGGTGTTTCCAAGAAGTGCGGCACCCACAACGGTGTTGTGGATGAAAGAGCAAACGCCCGGATCAACATCTACGTTGCGACCAGCAAGAACTGCGCGGAGTGCGATCAGTTGGGCGAGTCCGTAGTTGGATTCGGAAGTTGTAACCGATGCAGCACCGAAGTTGGTGGTAGTGATCAGTTTCCAAACGTTTTCCAAAACCTTCTGACCCAATGCACGACCAGCTTGAGCTGCGATTTCGTCAAAACGTGCTCCAGAAGAATTTGCATTCTGGAGATCGGTGATGTCGAAAGTGACAATGTTGTGCTGATTCAGGTTTACGGTGTTGTGCGTAACCGCTCCGCCACTGGTTTGGTAGTTGGCAGTTGAGGCATTGAAAGTGGTAGCCGTAAGTGCAGAGATGAAAGGCACAACAATCGCATCACCTTTGCGGGCGGTTTGATTATCGAGTGATCTCGAAAATGCACGAAGCGGGGCGAGCTTTGCGGTGAAGGCTTTTAGGGCTTCTTCTGCAAAGATTGTATCGTTGAATGAAATGGTAGCCATTTGATTTAGTTAGTTGGAGAGTTGTGAACGGATTTCAGCAGAGTGCGCGGCGTAGTATTCGCTGCGCTCTTTGCCTGTAAGTGATTGGAAGGTTTCAAGATGATTTTTAGGTGCTATTGATGGGGCCGCTCCTAGATCCAGCGGCTCGCCGTGTCCCATCGCGGCCAGCTTTTGCGCTGCGGCTGTGTCGATCTTCTCGGCGGTGATTGCTGCAATCTCTTCCAATTCCGAGATCTTCGCTTCTAGTGATGGCACTAGGTCGGCTTTGATGCGCAGCTCGATGTTCTGGGCGGTGATTTCGGCGGCTTCTTGCAAAGCCAGTTCAGCGGTGTCGAGCCGGGATTGGAATTCTGCGGCCTGCGCGGTAATGTCTGCTTCAAGCGCGGCGATGCGCTCGATGGACTCTTCGGAAGATGGATTTGTGAGGCGATTGAGAAAGCTCATGGATTGAGATTCCGCCGATGCTTGGCGAATGTCAACTTGCTCACCTAGCACCTCGTCAACAAAGCCGTTGGCTAAGGCCTCGCGTGCGTTCATCCATGTCTCCCGCATCATCATTTCGCGAACTTCTTCCTTATCCATGCCGTTGCGGTCGCTGTAAATTACGGCGATGTCCTCACTGATTGCTTCCAAAAGATCAGCGGTCTTGCGCAGTGATGCTGCATTGCCGACTGCTCCGCTGGATGCGTCGTGGATCATCATGCGCCCATGTTTGACCATAGAGATTTTATCAGCGGCCATTGCAATCACGGATGCCATTGATGCAGCCATGCCGGTGATTGTCACGTTGACTGTCACTCCACGATCACGAAGGGATTTGATTTCTTGGTAAATCGTGTAGCCGTCAAAAACCGAACCGCCTGGGGAATTGATTTCGATGTCGAGAACGTCAACAGCATTATCTGCTGCGTTCATTATCTCGCCGAAATTTGCTCCTTCTGCCGATGCTTTTGCACCGAACAGTCGCCCGATCTCATCAATCATGCGCTTGATACTGTCTCCGGTGACAGCTTCGTTGAGCTTCACTTTTCCGCCTTTGTTTTCAATTTGAATGATTTTATTCATGTTTTCTGGTTCTTTGTTGAGTTGTCTGTATTTTGATCTTGCCCAAGATGCGCCGACATCGCCGCCCCAGAGCGCCCACGCGATCCTACCGGCTGATGGGTAGCCATCTTCGCCCGGTGAAAAGCCTTCGCCTTCCTTGTCCACCTCATGCCGCGCGAAGTAGCTGACCATCCGACCGATTGTGTCTGGCGATAGATTGGCACGGTTGCTGATGTCTCGAGCACGTGCCACGCCGACCTCAGTGCCGCCGCGATTAAATTCTGCACGCCACTCCAGCCCGAGCTTTGCCTCGGCAGCCATGGCCTCAGTTGGTTTGAGATTGATCGCCATTGCTTGAGTTATCGTTTTGCGGTTGCTCGTTCGATGTGACAAGGCGCACGCTGCGTGGGTCGATCTCGACGCCATACTTGGCATTCTTCTCCGCGATCTTGACGAGGAGCTTGGCAGCTTCCTCAGTGCGTTCGTCAATAGATTCGTCAAAGTCGGTGGAAAGCTCGCCCATGATCGAAGTGGCGTTGACTAGTCCGTCTTTGTAAAGTGCCATCTTCTCCTTAAGGCTGCGTCCATCGTCAATCGTAAGTTTCGGTGGCTTGGTGAATCCCCAGTTCCACCATTGGTCGGACATTGGAATACGTCCGTTTTCCATCGCCCAAGCGATTGCCTTTGTGACTCTCCACTTGCCGATTTTCTCCAGCGTCGATTGACGATCCTCGACGAACCGGCAGGCTTTGCCGATGTCCTCGCGTTGCGCTGTGCCTTGGCCGGATGGTTTCCAAAGGGTTGCCGGTAAGCAAGCACCGACCAGACATTGACGCGCCTGCATGTCGTAGAACTCATGCCAAGGGTTGCCGGGGCGGAAGTTTTGATGCTGCGTGATCTTCTCACCAGATCCGGCCTTGGCATACATGATGCGACCGCCTTGTAAGAATTGAACGGCAAGCTCGCCGCAGTTGGTTGCTGGCTCATATCCCGGCTCTTCCATGTCTGGCCCACCCGATTCATTTTCAACGGTGTAGTTGAGTGAGGACATGGAAAGCAGGTTCATGCGTTCCCATTCCTCGCTCTGCATGATGTCCCGCAGGTTGTTCAACGAATGCCAGAAAAGCGGAAGTCCTCGGCGTTGTTCTGGCCAGTAGCGGTCAAAGACATGCAGGATAAACTTTTTCTCGATGAACTGTTTGTGCCGGCCGTCAACGTCGCACAATGAGTAGGCGACTGGGATTGATGTGCCGGGGAAATACACGATTCCATCATACAGATCGAATCCCTCGTATTTGCCTATTAGCTGGATGCCGTCAGGTAAGCCGCCGCTGTCTATGCGGTGTGAGGGAATTTGTTGTATCTGTGGATAACCGCTTGGCGAAGATGTGAAATACTCAAAAACCTCCCCATCACGATCCATTGAAACCGAATCAATGAACATGTCTGAGGTGAAATCGGCAATGTCTCCGATGATGTTACAGATCGGATACCACTCATCTTTAAGCCACTCTTTCGCAATGTCCCCGAACTCCTTGTCCTTGCCTTTGTAGGTCGGAAGCCATGCATTGCCGACGGCGTAAATCCCGATCTGGTTGGATGCACCAACCATCAGCGGCGAATTTAGATACAACGTCCGGCTTGCCGATTGCAGCGTCTGCCTGTCGTATTTCGTGACGATCTTGTGCAGGTCGCGGAGGTTGCGCGACTCGCTTGGCCTCTCACCGCCGCCTAAATTGGCGTGGCGTGATGGCCTGCGGCTTGCATAGGACGTTGCAGCATTTCCGAATTGGTCGAGTATCATAAGAATCGGGCGCGGGTGGTTCGGTTTCCGGCAGAATCACGTTCGATCATTCCCATGAGGATTTGCAAAACCTCAAAACGCTCGGCTGGCGTAGAGGTTGCCTTGCCGGAAAATGATTGTCCGTTGACCGTTGCGCTTTCCACTTGGATGCCGCCGGTCGTAGATGTGAGTGCAACTGCGGCAGCCTGATATGCGGCTTTTTGCGCTTCAATCAGCGTTGAATTTCCACGAATAGCGCGGAAAATGCCTTGAGCTTGACGAAACGGTGACATGAAAAAAGATTTTCCACATGATGGCGAAAGTCAACTGGGTTAGATGTCAGCTTCTTTAATCAGTCCTTTTGCCATCGCCTGCGCGACAAGCATTCTTGCCGCTGCGTATCTGTCAAATTTATCAGACTTGCCCTCAATAGCTTCTCCAAGCTCAGCTTCGGTGTCTGGATCGATGTCCTCGGTCTTGATGTAAAGTCGGCGATTTGGCGGAACGGGTTTAAATTCTCGCCCCTTTATACTGACCCATTTTTTCTTATCCTCATCATGGTAGATGCTGCTTTCCCTTCGTCGCTGATCGTCGCGCTTCTTGGTTTCAACCTTCCTGCTTCGATATGCGCCGCGTTGTTTACTCATCGGATTTGGGTGGTGTGAAGATTCTGAACATAAGAGCCGCTGCAACCTGATAAACCTCGGTGTCACGACCGTGGTTTGCTCCATGCCTAACCCATTTCTTAATCTCCCGCCCTTTCGCATCCTTTGCCGTCTCCAGTCGTTCACCGTTGAGCTGCTTTGCGTAGCTTGGCGGTGCATCATCCTCGACCATCCACGCGGCGCCCTCGCCAGACATGAGCCTTTGCAAGATGTATTGCATCGGCTCGGTGGCAATATGCCAGCAGGTCGCTGGTTTTTTTTCCTTGGAAAGTGCCACCCAGCGTTTTGAGTAAAGTCTGACTTCCTTTTTGGTATCGTCACCCTTGACCGGCCAGTCCCAGCCGCTCTTCCGGTTGCCGTCGCCTTTCATGCCTTGCCATCCATATTTGACAATAATGCCGGCCATGCGCTCTTGATCAAAGCCGACATCAAGGAAGGTGTGCTTCGGCTCGACGTTGTAGCGCGCGCGGATCTCTTCACACTCTGCATCGCTGTTGATGTAACCGAAAAATAAGCCTTTTGATTCTCCACCCTGGCACCATGCCCGGATGCGAAGCCAGAAGTGATCTCCGCCTGCGTCAATCGTGCAGAACCGCAAAACCTCGCTGTCGATCTTCTGACCCTCGGTGTAGTCGCTGCGGGTGTAGCCGCTGGGCTTCAGGATGATCTCAGATGCTTGGAGGTTGTCCGTCCAGCCTCGCGCTCGGTCTTTCTGCGTCCATTGTTTGAGCGCGGTGTAGTCACCGGCCTTGGCTTGCTGATCCGCCGCGAGCTTCCGCAATACGTCCTCGCCCCAGGCTTGCCACCAGACCGCTGTCCGGTCGGCATGAAATCCTTCATAGCCGCGCTGCCCGTTGTCGCTGGTCAGGAGGTATCCATCGTTCTCCTTGTAGCTATCATGCAGCATCCGGCGGTTTGAAATCGTATCGGCGAATTCATGCTGGCACCCGGCACAGACCATGACGACCGCATCGGCTCGATGCTGATTTGTTCCGACTTCTGGGAATTTCAGCGACTCAAAAGCGAACGGCTGCGCGTGATTGCATTCTGGGCATTGCCACGCGAAATCCCACTTCCGGCACTTGTCATGCTCCGCGTGTAGCTCACTTGTCATTCCGTGTCCGTCCTCGTTGGCAATCTCGCCGCCTTGGGAAACGAGCGTAAACTTCCGATTCTCGCGGTTGTGGGAGCGAGCGTTCCACTCTCGCACCATCCCGTGCTTCCACTCCCACGCCTCGTCACCGCATCCGTAAGTAATCGAGACTTCTTGAAAGTTGCTCATGTTCGCCCCGCCGAGAACCATAAACATGTGAGGCCAGACGATAGCGTCCCGCCGGATGGCGTTGCGCTGATTCTTCGGCCAGAGGTGATCCAGCGGCTTGCATTTCCGTGCGGCTTTCAGAAATCGCGTCTCGCCCCATAGCTCGGCGTTCGGGTCGGTAATCGAGGCGTAAAGCGTTGATCCCGGCGACTCCGACGCGATCCAGCAGTTGATGGCCTCGAAAAACGTGCTCTTGCCCGTGCCGGTCGGCATCAGGCAGACCATCTGCCGCGTCTCAAAATCCGCATAGCAGCCCATCGGCTTGATCCACCAGCGAGTTTGCGACGGATCGAACTTGTCCCCGCGCTCCGAGTTCTCGACGTGGACATGCTCCGCGCACCAGTCCGCCGGGTGCAGGTCGGATTGTGGCCTAATTGTGTTGGCAAACGGTTCACTCATTGACTTTGGGGTGACTTTGCCAGAACTCACTCGTCAAATCTGCCAGTATGGTTTGAAGCTCCCGCGTCTTTGCTTTCACAAGCGGCATGGATTGGGTCAATGACAGACCGAGGCACAAGGCTGGGATTTCTCGCTCATACCGCATCAACATTCCGCGCAGCGCCATTGCAATCCGAACGTCCCTTTCGTCAACTTCGTCCCGGGCGATGAGCTTCCCGCGCTCCCTGTCTCGCTTGATCTCCAATAGTTCGATCTCAACCTCGACCTTTGATGCAAGCAGTGACTCACGATCCTTCCTCGGCTTGCCGTCGTAATGTCCGGCAGATGGGTTGGCTGCGAAGTAGGCTCGCCACTCGGCGAGCGGCTCTTTGTTGCCTACCTTCGCCGGGATGCCTGGCCGCTTCTCCAGCCGCCATTGCGCGATGCTCTTCCGGTTAACTTGGAACAGCTCTGCCAGCCGGGTGGTCGTCACCAGCTCGGGCGGCAGTTCATCCTCTGAGCCTGCCGCTTGCTCCAGCGTCTTTCGTTCCGCTGCGGTAAGCGTCTTGCCGCTCTTCACCTTGCGGATCAAGTTAGACACATCCGCGTGCTTGATCTTGTCAAGCTGGTCGCTGGTCAGCCGAGGTGGCGCTTTCTTCGCTGGTGCTTTCTTCGCGCTCATGGGTTGGGCGAAGGTTGAGAGTGGAGCGCCGGGGTCGGTAGTGAGCCGCCCTCTCCAGCTTGGAAAGCTGGCGTGTCCGATGTGTCACTTCCGGCGCGTTTTGGTTTGCCGAGATACATTCCTGCACCGCGACGTTGGATTTCAGTAAATGGTAGAATCGGCACAGTCAAGCGAGAACGTGCCGCCGGGTTGAGAAAGTAGATGTAGCGGAGTTGGAAGCCTTTGAGTGGTTTCCATCCGGCGTTTGAAAACTGTTTCATGGATGAAGCTCCGTTTTCCATGTGCTTTCCTTTTGTAAGAGTTGTCCGTGATGCCACGACCCTTGCTTGCTGCTGCTGCTGCTTGCTGCGTCCATCAGTAAGTGACATGCGGGAAAACTTTTCGCCGCCGGGAGCTTCCCAGATTTGATTGTTTTCCTTGATCCCAGTTAGCAAGAAACCGCTCGCACGGTAAATTGTCCCGTCTCCGCATTGCGTCCCGTCCGCGAAGGAAACGACCCATTCGATTTGAGGGTATGCCTTGCGGATCATCCGCATAGCTACGGCAATGGCGCGGCTTTCCGAGTTGCGCGGTAGCCAATCGGCGAACGCCATGCGGTTGAGTTCGATGAAGCTATTCCAACCGGTGCCGGAAACTAGCCCTTGGATTTTACGCTTGTCGAGCGATGGGCCGAACTGCATCGCTCCGCCGCACTTTCCACCGAGGAATACGCCAAAGTGAAGCTGCGAGTTTTGAACGACCTTGCCGGAATAGTGGCAAGACTTCACAATCCGCGCCGCATCTTGCGAGCTGATCGGCTTCACGATGATCTCCTTTGCGCTCATGGATTTGTCCGATTGAAGGATTGGCAGATGAACGCCAGCGCGTTCCCGTTGCTGTTTTCGTTCACAGCGGATTCTCCATGACCCATGGATTTTGCTTTCGCCATTGCCGCTTGCACGTCCTCGGCTTGCTCGTCGTGGACGGTGAATGTCATTTGTTGGAACGGCTGCTTGTCTCCTTCCGGCATGGCTGGCATGTCGCCTTCTTCCACGTCAAAGGCTCCCATTTCATCTTCACTGAATCCAATCAACCCAAGGTCAAAGTCCACCTCCCTTAGCTCGGCCAACTCCAAGCCCAACATCGCCTCATCCCACCCAGCGTTCAGCGCGAGCTTGTTGTCGGCGATGATGTAGGCTCGTTTCTGGTTGTCGGTCAGGTGTGCCAGGCGGATGCACGGCACTTTGTCGAGTCCGAGCTTCTGCGCTGCCAGCACTCGACCGTGACCGGCGATGATGCCGTTCTCACCGTCGATCAGGACGGGGTTGGTGAAGCCGAACTCGCGGATGCTCCCGGCGATCTGCGCCACCT